AATATCCTAACTGGTGGGTTGATTTCAGCTACTAGTACAGGAACATTTGGTAATATCACAGTTGGTACCAACAGTATCAACAGTGCCAACGGTAGAATCACTGTCAACAGTGGCAGTGCCGACACAGACATTGCCTTTAACGGACTAACAGCCAACGTAATGTATATTGATGCTGGTGCCAACTCGGTCAGCTTTGGTAACTCAACACAGTATACCAATGCTTTAGCAGCTTTCAATACTAGTACCTCAATTGTGGTACCGGTTGGTAACTCTGCACAAAGACCAAGTAATGCTACCAGTACCACTGGTATGGTGCGTTTCAATAGTACCTTAAACAGTTTGGAAATTTATAACAATACTGCTTGGACCACAGTTGGTGCAACAGTGTTTACAGTTATTGCTGATCAACAGTTCAACGGCGATGGAGCAACTGTAGCATTTACATTGAGTTCTGCACAGACAACCAACAGTTGTATTGTCAGTATCAACGGTGTGGTACAGATTCCAACTATTGCTTACTCTGTAAGTTCAACAACGCTGACATTTACAGAAGCTCCAGCTACAGGCGACGTCATTGATGTACGTCAAATTACCACAACTAGTTCAGTTATAAACATCAGTAACAGTAACGGTAACGCAGCAGTATCAGTTCTAGACACCAGTAACGTTGTTGCTGTAACAGGATCAATGAGCGTGGCTGGTTCTATAACAGCATCTAGTTTTGTTGGCCTAGACGCTACCAAGATATCCAACGGTACAAGTCAAACAGCGGTAGTTTCTAGTGGTGGTAACATCCAAAGCAACATTGCTGGCACAACTGTAATGACTATTAGTCCTGGATTGGTAGACATTGTGGGTAACTTGACCGTGTCTGGAAATGCTACACTCAGTGGTAACATTTTGGGTGATCGTATTCAAAACGGCACCACACAGATTGATATCCAAACAGCCAGCGGTAATGCCAACATCACAGTTGGTGGCACAAGTAACGTGGCAGTGTTTGCTACAACTGGTGCATATATCACTGGCGTAACAAGTGTTAGTGGCAACGTAACTGGTGGTAACATCCTGACAGGTGGCTTGATCAGTGCCACTGGAAACCTTACTGTTGGTGGCGACTTAAACTTGGTTGGTAACATTGTTGACACAGGCCCTATGTTCCTTATTACTTCAAGTAACGGCAATATTAGCTTCTTACCCAACGGTACAGGAAACATCAACACCGGTGCTAATATTATGCCAACAGCCAATGCCACAGCCAATATTGGTAGTTCTTCATTTACCTACAATACAATATTTGCCAAAGCAACGTCGGCACAATACGCTGACTTGGCAGAGAAATACACAGCTGACGCTGAGTATGCTCCCGGCACAGTGGTTGCGTTTGGTGGTACACATGAAGTTACACTCAGTACACAAGATGCAGATCGTCGTGTAGCAGGTGTGATATCTACTAATCCAAGTTACATCATGAACGGTGGACTTGAAGGTACCAACATAGCAACAGTAGCCCTGACTGGACGTGTTCCATGCCAGGTAACTGGCACAGTAGCCAAAGGTGACTTGATGGTTAGCAATGGTGATGGTACAGCTAGAGCTGAAGCAGATCCACGTGCAGGTGCAATCATTGGTAAAGCTCTTGAAGACTTTGCTGGTAGCACAGGCACAATTGAAGTGGTTATTGGTCGTTTCTAAACAGGCAACTGTTAAAAATAGGGCTCCAAGTGAGTCCTATTTTTTTGACTAAATATGTGATATTACAGGAACTACAATGGGCTTAACTAAACCACGTGCCGCACAGATTTACAATTTAGATTATAAACAAGCCACACGGGTAGTCACGGTTGCCAACGTTACTTTAAGTGGCGGTGCTCCGGCATCAGTTGACGGAGTAAGTCTTAGCCTAAATGATCGCATATTAGTTACAGGTCAAGGCACTGGCAGTCAAAATGGATTATATTATGTAACCACAGTAGGTACAGGCAGTAACGGAACCTGGGCTCGAACCACAGATGGCAATGAAACTGGTGAAATTGAAGCTGGCATGATTGTCATGGTTACCGAGGGTTCTATATATGCGGATACTCAGTGGAAACTGATCACTGACGATCCTATTACCATTGGCACAACGGCATTATCTTTTACACAAAACTATTCAGCAAATTCAATATCGGGCGGAAACAGTAACGTAGCAGTATTTTCAAACGCCAATGTAACAATCAGTTCAGCCGGCACAGCCAATGTGCTGACAGTCAGCAACACTGGTGCTTTTGTGAGTGGCGTGGCCAGTGCAAGTGGTAATATCACAGGTGGTAATGTCCTAACTGCTGGATTGATTAGTTCTACCGGCAATATTACAGGTGGCAATATAAGTGCTACCAATTACACAGGCACTGCGGTCAGTGTCACCGGTACTGTAACTGCTGCCAGTGTAGTGGGTGGAATCATTACAGGCACAAGTGTCAGTGTCACTGGCACTCAAACTGCCGCAAGTACAGTGGGTGGTGTAATCACTGGTAGTTCTCTCAGCGTCAGCGGGGGGATAACCAACAGCGCCACAACCGGCAACACTAACCTTGGAACCAGTACAACATCGGGACTTATCACCATGGGTGGCGTAAACCAAACTGGTGCCATTAATCTAGGTCGTAGCACAGCCAACTCGACCATTGCCATCGGCAACGGCGTTACCGCATCTGGATCAACCAAAACTATTGACATAGGAACCCTGGGTGCTGCCAACTCAAACACCAATATCAACATTGGACCTGTGGCTGGCAATTCAACAGTGCAGTTCTTGGCCAATGCCCAAGTAGCCATAGCCAACACTAGTGGATCCGCACTCAGCGTAGCTGGCAACGTCACAGGTGGCAACATACTTACAGCAGGAGTTGTCAGCGCCACAGGCAATGTCACAGCAAATTATTTTATAGGCAACGGTGCTTGTTTGACCGGCGTAGTGACCAGCTTGGCCAACATCAACAACGGCAACAGCAATGTCACAGTCATAGCCAACAGCAACGTCACTGTGGGCATAGCTGGCACCAGCAACGTGGCTGTGTTTGCTACCACAGGAGAATACATCACAGGTGTATTGAGTGCATCGGGCAACATCATCGGTGGCAATATCTTAACTGGTGGTTTAATTAGTGCCACTTCAACAATAACAGGTGCGTCCAATATCACCGGTGGCAATATCTTAACTGGTGGTTTAATTAGTGCCACTTCAACAATAACAGGTGCGTCCAATATCACCGGCGGCAATTTACTAACTGGTGGATTAATTAGTGCCGCAGGCAACATTACAGGTGGCAACATTATTGGTACTATTGTTGGCAACTTAACTGGTACCACTGTTAGTGCATCGGGTAATGTTACAGGCGGCAATTTACTAACTGGTGGATTGATTAGTGCAAGTGGCAACGTAACTGGTGGCAATATTTTAACTGGTGGATTAATCAGTGCCACCGGTAATGTTACTTTTGAAAATAGTGGCTCAGCTAATGCTACATATAATATTGGCACTCAATCGCAGAATAGTGGCGTTAGTAAAACTATCAATATTGGAACTCTAGGAAAAGCAGGAGCCATTACTACTATCAGTATTGGACCGTCTGGACCATCAGCCGTTGCTGGCACAACAACATTTAACTCATCGACTACAGTTGCTATAGCCAACACCGGTGGATCTGCACTTAGCGTAGCTGGTAACGTAACTGGTGGTAATTTATTGACAAGTGGATTGATTAGTGCCACAAGTACCATAACCTCAGCAGCCAATGTTACAGGCGGTAACATACTTACAGCCGGATTGATTTCTGCTACTTCTACAATCACAAGTGCCGCCAATATTACAGGTGGCAATATCTTAACAGCCGGCATAATGAGCAGTACAGGCAATGGCATCCATGGCAACGTACTAACAGTGGGTCAAGTGAGTGCCACAGGCAATGTAACCGGCAATTTCTTCATAGGAAACGGAGCATTTTTAACCGGACTTAGTGCAGGCACCAGCAACGGTATCAGCAACGGTGCAACCAGTATCAGCATACCTGTAGCGTCGGGCAACATTGCCATGAGCGTGGCCGGACAGTCAAACACTGTGGTTATTAACCTAGGTAGTTTGACCATGTATGGTACTTTTGCAGGACCCAGAACTTTAAGTGCCAACGTAAGTGTGGCCGATGCGGTAAACGCTGTGATTTTTGGACCGGTTACCATAGCCGATGGTTTTAATATTACTGTGCCAAATGCATCGGTTCTGTACACATATTCAGGTTCTTAAACAAAAATAAAACAGCTAAATATGAATACTTAAAAGGATTAGAACATGGCATTATCATTAGACGGAACAACTGGCATATCATGCACTGGTAATATTGTATCTAGTGGAGGTATCATTAGTGCCACTGGTAATATCTACGGTGGTAACATCATTGGCACCATTGCTCCTAGTGCTATTACTGTTACAGGTAATGCCAATGTGGGTAATTTATTCAGCTCAGGAGTTGTTTCGAGTACCGGTAACATCACAGGTGGCAACATCTTGGGTGGTGCCAACGTCAATGCCACAACACACACAGGAACCACAGTTAGTGTAACTGCCAACATCACAGGTGGTAACTTACTCACCGGTGGATTGATTTCAGCTACCGGCAACATCACTGTTGGTGGCGACTTAAATCTAATTGGCAATCTTGTTGACACAGGGGCAATGTCTCTTATTACTAGTAGCAACGGCAACATTACTTTGTCTCCAAATGGCACTGGTGTAGTGGTAGTCAACACAGATATACGGAACGGACAAGCCAGCGGCACAGGCAACATTGGAGCTGCTGGTGCTACATTCAATACTGTATTTGCCAAGTCCACAAGTGCGTTGTATGCTGACCTAGCAGAAAACTATGAAGCTGATGCCAATTATGAGCCCGGAACTGTGTTAGAGTTTGGCGGCGATAAAGAAGTAACACAAACAACCAGCAGCCATCGAACACAGGTGGCTGGAATTGTTTCAACCAATCCTAGCTACTTGATGAACTCTGGTATATCCGGGGATAAAGTTGTTGCTGTGGCCCTGACTGGACGTGTTCCTTGTTATGTAGTGGGTACTATTGTCAAGGGCGATCGACTAGTTTCTAGCAATACTCTTGGTGTAGCCACAGTATTAGACATAACACAATATCAACCTGGTTGTATCATTGGCAAGGCCTTGGAAAACTACAACAGTCAAGAAATTGGCCGCATTGAAGTCGCTGTAGGTCGATTCTAATGCAAGCCCGATATAGATCGGACTATGCTGGCGAATTTGTCATACTGGAAACACAATGGGTTGGTGGCAAACGCACAGAGAAACGCGAGTGGATATCAAATCCCATCGATAATCAACACATATCAGGGCGTGCAGCCTGCATTGGCAGCAACACAGACTCAGACATTTTTAACTATACAATACTACAGCGACATCGCGGCGGTCTACTGAGCAGTAAAAAACTTCAGACCTATGGAGTTGGATCAATAGCTCAGACAATGCCATTAGACTTTGCTGTAGAAACCAAAGAAACTCAGTTACCTACATTAATAGAAAACAAGTATTCTGAGAATAATGTGGTCTACACCACTGGTAGAAACTGTATCAACCATCCTGGACAGTTTTATTTGATTCCAAACAATCCTAGACTATTAGATATTTCTACCATTGCTTATCTAGCAGCATTCGATGGACATCAAGAAATCTTTTTATTAGGCTACAACCGCGACTCTCCTGTAGAGAATCCAACGTGGCATACTCAATTATGTTCGCTGATTGAATCATATGCTGGTGTAAAATTTTATTTTGTTGGCGAAAAAACCAATATGTTTCCAGAATGGTTAGAATTGGCCAATGCTGAGTTTATTACCTACAACAATTTTATAAGTTATTGCGACGTTTGAATCGTCTGTTCAATAGTTAAAATTTTAGTTTGCACCGCGTCAAAATTCACAGTTGACCACAATCCAGGATGCATGGGCTTGGGCCATGTACCCGAATCAATCCAGGCATAGCCCAGGTGCTCATCGTTTAGTATTGGTTGAAATTCCGTGTCAACAATACAGAAAAAAGTATGATATTCAAAGCCAGAATCTGCGGTGGTAAATTTTTCTAATGGAATCATTCTAAAATATTCTGGAACAAATCCTAATTCTTCGCGACATTCGCGATTCATAGCATCCAGTAAAGTTTCCCCAGATTCTACACGACCACCAGGCAGGCCCCAGGCTCCTGGATGTTTAGGATCGCTACGCATGAGATATAGATACCGGCGGGTGTTGATAGCATAAAACCAAACACCTACCGCTTTTACAGAACTAGACTCCATTTGCCTCCTGGATACAGTCCTTGATAACTCTTGACCCACGAGCTACCAGTCCATTCGTATTGTATGCTGGTTGTGATATTTGTGACATACTGTATATTATCTGGGCTACTGGTGCTGTCAAAATAAATTGTCCAGCGTGTGCCATCGTATTCGACAATGTCGTTGGCATAGGCCACCAATGGTTGTCCAGAAACACCTTCCCAAGCTACAGCATCGCCCTCGCTCCAGCTTCCAGTGGATTCAGTCAACAAATATCTTTGTCCTACAGCGGCTGCTGGTAATCCAGCACCAGGCCCACTTAGTAATGGGTTAATAACAGCAGTAACTGGATCCAGTGTGTTGGCCGGAACTGTGTCTTGATCCACATCAAACAACAAAAATCTATCATCGGTGGGATCATAAGCAACTGTGCCCATGACTTCGGTGCCATCATCTTGTTCTAATTTAATGTAGCTTATGCCTGGCCTTAGCACACCGTACATGCCAACCACTCCTTGCCACATTAGATTACTAGGAGGACTATCTGGAGGAGTTAGGCTACTGTTTGGCTGGTCAATGACCTGCTGTTGTCTTAAGGCCTGTAGTTTGTTGCCAATTAACAGCACCTGATAACCGTATGGGGTAAACACTTGCCGTGTGCCCAGCAATAAATCATTATCTAGGATAGCATTTGACGCATCGCCTTGAGCATCAAATATCTGTGCCACGATACGTTCGACCACACCCAATTTTTTAACTTTGGCTGGACTTGAAATCCAAATTGGCATGGTAAATGTCAAGGTGGCAATGTCTATGGGATTTTCTGTACCCACAGGTATACTTCTACTGGACCACTGTGTGCTTTCAAGTTCGCACACACTCAAACTGGTCCAGTCAAGATAGTTGTCGGTACTTTGTATCTCTAATGCAGGATTGAACAACACCAAAATCTGTTCTAACAGTTGCATTTTTTGGTTGGTATTTGATGTCCATATGTCCAACTTCATGGTCAACTTGTAAGGCACAGGCATTAGTCGATCAATAGTAAACGCATTGCCCTGTGTGGTTTCGTACGAGTCTGTTGCATCATCATAAGTTCTTTGACGCACAGCAATAGTGCTGACAAAATATGGATCTTGCATTCTTTCACGAGCATAATCTAAGCCACTCACATAAAAAGTCATTAGCGGTGTTGATGGCAACTCATTGGCACTGTTTTGTTGAATGATAGTTTGAGCCTGACGACTTGAATCGCCATAGCGTACTGGAACACGTATCAAGGTGTGCTCAGTGCCCTCTTCGTTGCGACCATACTCTACTTGAAAGTTACTAAAAATTCTAGCAAACTGCAACATAAAGCGACGTATTTGTTCATCATAAAAAAATTGTGCCATTA